GAAACTTAGTAGGATCAGAAGACTTTAAGAGTGTATTCCCTGATGTAGCTTTGCAGTCTGACTCTAAAGCTGCTGGACGTTGGAATACAAACAAAGGCGGTGAATACTTTGCGATAGGTGTAGGCGGTGCGGTTACTGGTAAAGGTGCGGATGTTTTAATTATAGACGACCCGCATTCAGAGCAAGAAGGACAGAGTGGCGACCCTTCTGTATTTGATAGAGTATACGAATACTATACTTCAGGACCAAGACAGCGTTTACAACCCGGCGGGTCAATCGTTATTGTTATGACACGTTGGCACAAAAGAGACTTAACAGGTCAAATACTTAAAGCACAGGAAAGCAGAGCCGGTGTTGATGATTGGGAGGTTATAGAGTTTCCAGCAATACTTCCTTCAGGTAAAAGCTTGTGGCAAGAGTTTTGGGATATAAAAGAATTAGAAAAACTGAAAGCAGAACTACCGGTATCTAAATGGTCTGCTCAGTATCAACAAGACCCTACTTCTGAAGAGGGTGCTATTGTTAAAAGAGAGTGGTGGAAGAATTGGGAATACAATCAACCGCCTCCTTGTGAGTTTATAATACAGTCTTGGGACACGGCTTTCTTAAAGACTCAAAGAGCAGACTTTTCAGCTTGCACTACTTGGGGAGTTTTTTATAACGAAAGTGAAGGCACCGGAGTTGTAGAGCCAAACGTAATACTATTAGATGCTTTTAAAGATCGTATGGAGTTTCCTGAACTTAAAAAGAAAGCATTTGATCATTGGAAAGAATGGCAACCTGACGCATTTATAGTAGAGGGTAAAGCTGCTGGTATGCCGTTAATCTTTGAACTAAGACAAATGGGTATACCGGTTTCAGAATACACTCCTAGTAGGGGTAATGATAAGATAGCAAGAGTTAACGCTGTAGCTGATCTATTTGCATCAGGTATAGTATGGGCACCAGAGAAAAGATTCTCTGAGGAAGTTATAGAAGAGTTCGCAGCTTTTCCTAGTGGAGAGCACGATGACTTGGTAGATGCTTCAACGCAAGCGTTGTTAAGATTTCGCCAAGGTGGGTTTGTTCCTTTATACTCGGATGAAGAAGATGAAGAGTTTATAGGAACAAGGGCAGATTATTATTAAGGAGCACACATGAGTTTTTGGGCAAAAATATCTTCTTTCTTTGAAAGAAAAACAGTAGAAAAAGCTGACAGCATAACTGATAAAGTTAATAAGGAAGCTAAAGCTATAGAAAAACTTTTAACTGAAAGTAAAGAAGCAGTTAAAGCAAGAGAAACAAAACAAACAAAACCTGTTAGGGCTAGAACTAAAACAGGAAAATTTGTAGCTGATGATAAGTCTACAGAAGATGTTAATGAAGCTTGGGTAGGTGGAAAAGCACCTAAAAAAACAAGCAACAAGAAACCCAAAGTTATTAGAAAGAAAAAATCTAGGTAAATAAATGGCAGACAATCCGTTAAAAACACCTGAAGCTATAGTGGAGAGTAGTCCATTAGAAATTTTGGTCACTAATCCTGAAGAAGTAGCTATAGAAACAGAAGATGGAGGTCTGCTTATAGACTTTGACCCTGATGCTGTGGACTTTACAGATGATTTTAATGATAACTTAGCAGAGTTTATGGAAGATTCTAGCCTAGATGAGTTAGCATCTGAGTTAGTATCTAACTATTTAAGCGATAAAGAGTCTAGGTCAGATTGGGAAGAGACCTATGTTAAGGGTTTAGATCAATTAGGGCTTAAAATTGAAGATAGAACTACACCTTGGGATGGTGCGTGTGGTGTTTTTCACCCATTATTAACAGAAGCTGTTGTTAGATTTCAGGCACAAGCTATAACTGAAGTATTTCCCCCTAAAGGACCAGTAAGAACACAGGTAGTAGGAAGTATAACAAGGGAAAAAGAACAACAAGCAGCCCGTGTTAAAGACTATTTGAACTATCTTTTAACAGATAGAATGACTGAATATCGTACAGAAACAGAAAAGTTACTGTTTAACCTGCCATTAGCAGGTTCTGCTTTCAGAAAAGTCTATTTTGATCCCAATATGAATAGACCTTGCTCTATGTTTGTACCTGCTGAAGACTTTGTAGTGAGTTATGGTGCTGCTGATCTAACAACTTGCGAACGTGCTACGCACATTATGAAGAAAACTCCTAACGAAGTTAGGAAATTACAGGTTAATGGATTTTATAGAGACATAGAATTAGATGAACCTTCTGAAAATTTAAGCGATATACAGGAAAAATACAATAAATTGACTGGTGACAGCACCAGTTATGACTATGACAACAGACATACGTTGTTAGAAATGATGGTAGACCTTGATTTAGAGGAATTTCCTGATTTAAAAGACGGTATGCCTACAGGAATAGCACTACCTTATATAGTTACGATTGATTTCTCATCTCGTAAAATACTTTCTATAAGAAGAAATTGGTATGAGCAAGATGAACAGAAGATGTCTCGACAACATTTTGTTCATTACCAATATTTACCGGGATTAGGATTTTATGGATTTGGTTTAATTCACCTAATAGGCGGTATTGCTAAGTCTGCAACAAGCTTGTTAAGACAATTAGTAGATGCAGGTACACTTTCTAACCTTCCGGGTGGTTTAAAGTCCAGAGGACTACGAATTAAAGGCGATGATACGCCAATTATGCCGGGTGAGTTCAGAGATGTAGACGTTCCGGGCGGTGCTATACGAGATAATATAACTTTTTTACCATATAAAGAGCCTTCAGGCGTTTTATATCAATTATTAGACAATTTAGTTGAAGAAGGGCGTAGATTTGCGTCTGTAGCAGACATGAAAGTGGCTGATATGAACAATCAAGCCCCTGTAGGGACAACTTTAGCTATCTTAGAGCGTTCTATGAAGGTTATGGGGTCTGTTCAAGCTAGAATACACGCTTCTATGAAGAAAGAATTAAGAATTCTTTCAGGAATCATAAGAGATTTTGGTCCAACTGAATATCCTTACCAAACAGAAGGACAAGAACTGCTTCCTAGTGACTTTGATGATGAAGTAGACGTAATACCGGTATCTGATCCTAATGCTTCTACTACGGCACAAAGGATTATGCAGTATCAAGCAGCTTTACAGCTAGCTCAACAGTCTCCGCAAATGTATAACATGGCAGAACTGCACAGACAGATGTTAGAAACACTGGGTATACGTGATCCAGAAAGCATAGTACCGCTAGATGAAGATATAGAGCCTACTAATCCTGTATCTGAAAACATGAATATGCTTAATGAGAAACCAGTTAAAGCGTTTATGTATCAAGATCACGAAGCCCATATAGCTACACACATGGCTATGGCTGACGATCCTAAGATAAGGAAGATGATTGGTCAGAGCAAGAATGCTAATGCTATATTAGGAGCATTTACAGAACACGTAACAGAACACATTGCTTTCCAATACAGGAAAGAAATAGAAGAACAACTCGGTGTGCCTCTTCCACCACCTGATGAGCCACTACCTGAAGACATAGAATTGCGCTTGTCTCAGTTAGTATCTGAAGCGGCACAGCGAGTCCTACACAAAGATATTGCTGAAGAAAGACAGAAAGAAGTTCAAGAAAAACTTAAAGACCCTGTTATTCAGCAACGTGATAGAGAATTAGATATTAGAGAAGCACAAGTTAAAGCTAAGATGCAAACAGATGCACAGAAAATTGTTGCAGATTTACAGAAATCTACAATAACTGCTGGTACTGAGTTAGAGCGATTAGCTTCACAAGAAAGAATAACAAGTGCTAATATTGCAGCTAGGCTTGCTACAGACGAAGCAGAAATAAGCAGCAAGGAGAAAATAGAAGGTGCAAAGATCGGTGAAAAGATTGCATCTGACATTCTAAATAAAGATAAATGAGCAGCGAAATAATAATGGATAACTTTCCTGATGCACTACGTAAGATGATCAGAGAGCAGATGAATGATCATACTGATGTTATGGCAGGAGGAAGTTGTAAAGACTACGGTGAATATAGATATATGGCTGGGGTCATAGCAGGTTTAGCTTTAGCTGAACGTGATTTACTTGATCTATTAGAGAGAGCAGACGAAACATCATAAGGATGCAAAGGTCGCAGGTCCTTTACCTGTGCAATAAAAATAAAATATGAAAGCAGTAGAAGAAGTAAAAGATTCTGAAGCACCCGAAAAAGAAGAATCTACAGCGAAACAATTACCAGAACCCTCTGGTTATCGAATATTAATAGCATTACCTGAAGCAGAAGAAAAAACAGAAGGTGGAATAATTAAAGCCTCCTCTTATGTAGAAAGAGAATCTGTTGGTTCTATATGTGGATTTGTAATGAAATTAGGTCCAGATGCCTATCAAGACAAGCAACGGTTTCCAAACGGTGCTTATTGCAAAGAAGGCGATTGGATAATAATGCGTTCTTATACCGGAACTAGATTTTTAGTACACGGCAAAGAATTTAGATTAATAAACGATGACAGCGTTGAAGCCGTTGTTGAAGACCCAAGAGGAGTGGTGAAAGCATGAGTACAAACGAAGAGTTTGCAGAAGAGCAATTTGAAGCTATTGAAGAAACAACTGAAGAATTAGTACAAGAAGAGTCTCACAGTAAAGAAGAGAAGTTTTTAGGTATTAAAAATACAGTAGTTTCTGAAGATGCTTCCGAAGAGTTTGATGTTGAAATTGTAGACGACAGACCAGAGGCTGATAGAAAAACACCTCGTTCTGACGAACAAAAACAAGCAGATCAAGCTGAAATAGAACAAGAAATAGATGGCGTTGATGAACGTGTTAAAAAACGTATTAACAAATTAAAATACGAATTTCACGAAGAAAGACGTGCTAAAGAAGCGGCAGAAAAATTAAGAGAAGAGTCTGTTAATTTTGCTAAACAACAAGCTGAAGAAAATAGAAGATTATCAGCTTTAGTACAACGTGGCGAAAGTGCGTTGATGCAACAAGTTAAAGCAAAGGCTGAAGCACAACTTGATCAAGCCAAAAGAAATCACATGGCTGCACATGAGTCAGGTGATACAGAACAAATAACTAATGCAACTAATGATATGTTGAAGGCTCAACAAGAATTAAAAGTTGCAGAGGATCATTTGGCGGTTGAAAGAGCAAGAGCACAACAGGCTCCTCAACAGGTTGCACAACAACCAATGACTCAACAACAACCAATAC